ATACAATGTGGACTCAGTATTGCCTTCAGGTAAGACAGACCTTGCTTGTTCCTTAGCAATACCATTATCTAGTGCCCAGTTATATGCTTCCTTAGCGGCACGAATAACTTTGCTCTGACGCATGTTCCAATCTTCGGATAAACGCTCATGTTGTGTCTTAGGTCCACCCTTACCAAAATCCTCAACATCATCTAACTCAATAGAGTTTTGACGATTCTTTGGATCCTGCAGTCGTGCCTCACGATGAAGGAAAGTCTCTGCCTCCGCATATCGTTGACTAAACTCTTGAAATGAAAACGAACGGTGACGTAGCATCTGTCGTGCAATATCACGAGTCGTCTTGATCTCCATAGTCATGTGCACCATCTCGAACGGAGACCAGTGCTCGTTCTTTGCTAGGTACCGCAACAGTCGTGGTGCCGACTCGTTGTTGTTTTGATTTTCAGGATTACTCACACGAGCAGTATATGCTACCAACTCGTTTGCCGTGAAACATCCAGTCTCAGCATTGGGTTTGCTGATACAAACTAGACTTACTCTACTCATCATTTTGCTCCATGTATTTGTCACTCATCAGATCCATCCATTTTAGACCTTCGTCAGTGATGTATTTGTTTTTCATCATGTACCTCAGTGTGTCTTCTACTCCAAGGTACCTTCCCTCTTCATGCCCTTGTCGCTTACCATACCAGAATGATATAGTGACAACGATCATGAACAGTATCGTCAATTCAACAGGTGTCATACTCTAAATCCTTCAAACCTCTCTGACCCAACCCGTTCGCCACTTGTAGAATTATCAAATGCAGGTCCGGTGTCTTCCTCTTGATTCAATGGTGAATCATTTTGATCTACATCATAGAGACGCATCTTGGATCGGTCAACACCAACCACGAATCTTTGATATGTAGTAGGATCATTATACCTGTTCTTCAACTGTTTTACAAGTATTTGTCCGTTGTTTGCGAGTTCTTCGTTGCTGATAAGTGCGAACATAAAGTCAGCGGTTGCGGGTAGTCCAAAAGATTCGGACGTATCCTCCAACCCCACGTCATCATTAGAGTAACCAGAACGAGTCGTCTGTGTTGCAGACACAATCGGCACGTCGAATTCCACGGCAAGACCACGTAGCTCTTCAGCAATAGACTTGATATACGTATACGAGTTAATAGCACCGCCCATTGCCTTCATTCTAGCAGAAGCACAGATGTTCAGGTAATCGATGTAGATGATGTCCGGAACAAAGTTCTTCTTGAGTTTCAGTTCATTCAACAGGGCACGGAAGTGTGATGCGTTTGCCTGTCCTGTTGGATATTCTTTGATGACCAACTTGCCTTGAGTCTTCTGTGCGATCTGCGTCACCTTGTCAGTGAACATATCCTTAGATAGATTCTCTAGTTGATCAATAGGGACGTTCAGTAAGTTTGCGTCAATACGTTCTGCAATACGCTCTTCTGCCATCTCCATAGTGACATACAAGACATTCTTTCCTTGAGACAAAGCACTACCCGCACAATGACACATGAACAAAGATTTACCGACACCTGTACCTGCCAGTGCAATGTTCAGAGTCTTGTTAGGCAACCCACCCTTGGTGATACGGTTGAAGTAATCCAAGTCGAAGGGTAGTTTCTCTTCCTGCGTATGATAGAACTCAAATCGCTCATCTACATTCTCCAAGTAGTCGTGACCAATATTAGTATCAAACGATACACCCAGTGCTTTACTCAGCACGTCAGGTATTGCATTCTTGGATAGCGTCTGGTGCTTACCATCAATGATAGAGATAGACTCCATCACTGCATTGAAGACAGCACGATCTTGACACCACTTCTCTGTGCGTTCAATCAACCACTCAAGGTTCTCTGGTTCTGGTGTGAATATATTAGGGAGCAGTTCTACTGCATGTCGATACTGCTCATCGTTGAGACGATTGTTCTCATCGATCTCAATCTTGAATGCTTCCATGGTAGGAAGTTTGTTGTACTTCGCAATGAATTGCGTGAACTCTTTGAAGAGACCTTTGTAGACCCCTTCAAAGTAATCGGGTGTTATAAAGGCGGCAACCTTTCTTGCATACTCATCATTAGTCAGTAGATTCCTCAGAATCGTCTGTTCCAATTGTATTTCCATCAATACTTAAATCCTTGGATTCTTTGCTGTGTACCCACCCTTCTTTCATACCTCGCTCCAAGATATCTTCTAGGATATCCGTAGCAGTCTTCTGTAACTCTAGGTCTTCAGAAGTGACATCAAGGTCAGGTGACTCCACTACACGAAAGTCAAATCGTAATTCTTCTTCAATACCATCTATACGAATAGTACCATAACGAATCACGGTCTCAGTAAACGGACCAAGCAGGATACGAATATCCCATGCTTGGTCATGATCAATGTATTCAACAGGGATCAACTCATAGTCAACCCCTTCTTGCATATTAGTCATTAACTGTTTCCACTATTGTATCAGGATCGACCTGCGTTGGCAAGCCAATTTTGAATTGTTTTTGAATAAACTCAGGGAAGTCTGTATACTCTAGGATAGGAGTCCAGAACTCTTCATCCATCGTTTGACTGAGACGTACCTTCGGATCAACCAGTTCACCAGTGGAAGTGTCAACCCGACAATACCAACCATTACTAGGTTTAGCAACGTAACCACCAGCAAGAGCAACATCCAGCAGACCGCTAAAACGCTGTACCCCACCTTCCCAAGATACTGATACAGGGATCTTAGATTTCTCTTTGACATATCGACTCTTCTCAATGTTGATGACAAAGTGGTAACCCTTGATCTCAGTACCTACCTTGTCCTGTTGGCGACCCAGAATCCAGATGTTATCAGCAGAGTAGTAGATACCTGTACCACCACCGACAATATCCTTCGGGAACAACCCAATCTCTTTGTATGTATGGTTCACCGCAAGCAGAGGAATGTTCTTCATCGCAAGGTACGGAGTACACATACGGAACAGACCCTTGAGTGCTTTTGCTCGTGACATATCTGCGACGGACTTCTCGCTCATCGCATCCTCTAGTTCTTTCTTCGACGCAAGGTTACCGATAGAATCGATCACGATGATCACGTCGTCATTGCGATCCAACTCTTCGAGTTGCGCAATCAGGTCGAACTTGAGTTCTTCTACATTTGTGATAGGAGTATGAAGAACCCTAGAAGTGTCAATTCCAAACTGCTCGAAATAAGATTGGGGGGAACCGAACTCACTATCATAGAATAGTAGTACCGCATCTTTCTTTGCCTCCAAATATGCACCTGCCATCAACAGGGCAAAGGATGTCTTGAAGTGTTTTGATGGTCCTGCTAGGACAGTTAGTCCGGGCGTTACACCACCATCGATTGAACCGGACAAGGCAACGTTTACCATCGGTACCGATGTGGGTACCATGTCCTTCTCTGTGAAGAACTTAGACTCCGACAATACCTCCGTCGTCTTGAGTTTCGAGTTCTTCTTCAGTTTGTCCATTATGCTCATGCGCATCTCCAAATGTAATATTGTTCACTTTTTCACGTTGATCTAACTCGTACATTATACGATAACCGTTATTGATTGTCAAGACATTTTCTAACAAATCAAACCGATTGTTTTCACCACGAGTCTCTGAGAACTTGAGTAGTGCCATGGTATCTTTGGGTAGACACGCACCACCAAATCCTTTCTTCTTGTCTGGTCCCGGAACCCGTGTGTGCTTAATACCGATACGATCATCTGCACCCATTGCACGTGTGACCATATTGTAACTACAGTCAAACGAATCGACCAGATCCTTGAGTTGGTTGAAGAACGTCAGCTTAGTAGCAAGATATGCGTTAGTAGCATACTTTACAAACGATGCCTCGCAACCAGACATACGATAGTACTTGTCCGACTTACAGTTTGAGAAGATATCGTAGAGTTGTCCTAGTTCATCACAGGCAGGTGCCGTTCCTCCGAATACATGATGCTCTGCGTTTACGAAATCCTCACACGCAGACTTCTCTGTCAGGAACTCAGGGTTGTAGATGAACCGATCAAAGTCTTGAGGTTCGATAGAGTTGTACAACCGATCCACGATGTCCGGTGTGATTGTTGATTTGACAACAACAAATGCGTTGGTGTGGTAGATCAACTTTAGTACTGCGTCCTCCACAATAGACGCATCGACGAACCCACTGTCAGGGTTCTGAGGTGTAGGTGCACAGATAAATGCCACCTGCGGTTTCCACTTAACCAGATCGTCAATAGACGTATCGTGCTTAGGATCGACCAAGAAGTGCTCCACCATCGGATGGTAGAACGCATACTCTACTGCTTGACCTACAAAACCATGACCGACGATACCCATACGTAATGGGTTGTTTCGTCCGATGGGTTCTGCTTGCCCCTCACCCGTAGGTTTCTCAGGGGCATAATCATCAAAATCATCTGCCATTATGATACTCCACATACCATTCATAAAAGTTACGAATACCGTCCTCGACATTAGTCGTAGGATGATATCCTAGTGCTTCTAGTTTAGAAGTGTTCGACCAAGTACCCAACGTGTCTGCTGGATGCTTAGGCATCATGTTATATGTTGCTTGCTTACCGCAGTTCTTCTCGATCTCTCGAATGAAGTCCATGAGTTGCACGGGTTGTCCTCTGCCGATATTAAAGATCTCACCAGACGGAACATCTGCATTCAATACGCATTCGATACCATCTAAGATATCTTCTACGTAAGTAAAATCACGCATCATATCCCCATAATTATACACATCAATTGGTTCGTTTGCAAGTATTTTTCTCGTGAAAGTAAACAATGCCATGTCAGGTCTACCCCATGGACCATACACAGTAAAGAACCGTAGACCCGTTGTGTTGAGTCCAGAGCACTGCATCTGACACTCGTTTGCCCACTTGGTATAACCGTATGGGTTCAACTGCTTGCCAGTCTCATTACCCTCAGTCCATGGCAACTCAGACCCCGCAAAGACACACGAGGTTGATGCATATATGATGCGTACATTGGGTATATGCTTCTTACATAGGTCAATCAGGTTTTGAGTAGCATCGATGTTGTTGGCATGATATTGCTTCTCTTTACCAAACGAATCACGCACACCCGCATGTGCGGCAAGGTGAATGACGTGTGTAGGTTTATGCCTAACAAGAAACTCTTCGAGATGATATTCGTTACGCATGTCCACGTAGCGCACGTCGATGTCGAAGTGGTTGACACGATCTCGTTTAAGTGTTGGTGAGTACAGATGGTCGTTATAGTTGTCTAGACCTATGACTAATTGTCCTTTGTCGTACAGGCGTTTCATCAACTGAGATCCGATGAACCCTGCCGCCCCTGTTACTAGTATCTTCATTTTTGGTATGCCGCCTTTACATTTCCCTTTTCTAAAATCTTCCACCCTTTACTTAGGATCTGCTTTTCTACACTGTCGTGGTCATAGTGATTGATGTCATCAAAGACAATGACCGAACCTGCTTTGGTTCTAGGATCAATCCATAGAAACTCTTTGAGAACGATTTCTGTGGTATGTGGTCCATCGAAGTGTACGAAGCAATAGTTCTT